TTCTACCGTCATGGAAGAACAAACTCCAGATTTGGAGCTTCTTCGTGCTGAGGCCGCTGAGGCCAAGGCTAAGGAAGTATCTGAAATGCTTGCCCTTGGTAAGCGCACCAACAACGCCGAGCTTGCACAAGAGTTCATCGTGAATTCACGCGGGCTTGACGAACTTCGTTCTGCTCTTATTGATCAAATGGGATCTGAAGCCAAGCCTGTTGACACCTCTGCTGGTGACATCGGCCTCACACAAAAAGAAGCCCGCAGCTTTTCTTTCCTGCGTGCCATCAACTACCTGAGCAATCCTGGTGACCGCGCTGCACGCGAGGCTGCTGGTTTTGAGATTGAAGCCTCTGAAGCTGCTGCAGCAAAGCTGGGTCGTCAGTCCCGTGGCATCACCGTTCCGGCTGACGTTATGCGTCGCGACCTGAACGTTGGCACTGCTACTGCTGGCGGTAACCTCGTCGAGACCGAGCTGGATGCTGCCAACTTCATTGATCTGCTGCGCAATCAGTCTGCACTGGATCAAGCTGGCGCAACCGTTCTGACCGGACTGTCTGGCAACGTCAACATTCCTCGTCAGTCCGGCGCTGCGACCGCTTACTGGGTTGCTGAATCAGGCTCACCTACTGAGTCCCAGCAGACCATTGATCAGGTTGCACTGACTCCTAAGACCTGCGGTGCATTCACTGACTTTAGCCGTCGTCTGATCATCCAGTCTTCCATTGACGTGGAAAACATGGTGCGGACCGACCTGGCTCGCGTGCTTGCCCTTGAGATTGACCGCGTTGGCCTCTACGGCTCTGGCTCTTCTAACCAGCCTCTGGGTCTGAAGGACACCACTGGTGTGTTGACCGAAGATTTCGCCGCCAACACTCCAACCTTCGCTGAGGTTGTGGCTCTGGAGTCTGACGTGGCTGGTGCTAACGCACTGCTCGGCAGCCCTGTCTATCTGATGAACTCCGCAATGCGCGGCGCTCTGAAGACCGCTGAAAAGGCCAGCAACACCGCTCAGTTCATCTACATGGATGACGAGGTCAACGGTTATCGCGCTGTTGTCTCAAATCAGGTCGAAAGCAACGACCTGTGGTTTGGCAACTTCTCCGACCTGATCATCGCCTACTTCTCTGGCCTTGATCTGATGGTTGACCCTTACACCGGCAGCACCTCTGGCACTGTTCGTGTGGTCGCCCTGCAGGATGTCGATGTGGCAGCACGTCACGGCGAATCCTTCTCACGCGGCAACAACACTCTCTGATAGGTACTGAGCAATGACTATTCAAAACCTCGGAACCCGTCTCACCCTGCTGTCTCTTTCAGCAAATGACGTGGTGACTGCGACCGCAAACCGTTCTGGCGTTGATCTCGTTGATTACGAAGGTGACGTCATTGCGGTCTTGGACGCAGAGGCTGGTGGTGCAGGAATCACCTATGCCGTCAAGATTCAAGACTCTGCAGACAACAGCTCATTTGCTGATGTAAGCGGTGGCCTTGCTTTCACAACCACCACTGCCAACACTGCTTTGCGCGAAACTCTGCGGATCAACACCGACGAGGTTCGCCGTTACATCCGTGCTGTGATCACCGTTGCTGGTGGCACTGGCGCTGGTGCTGTCAGTGTTGTTGCACTTGGCTCCAAGAAGTACGGCTGATGATTGACGATACCCTTGCTTATCTGAGCCTCAGCGAATTTGCTGTATTGTGTCAAATCGGCGCAGGCGCAGAGTTTAAGGGTATCCTCGACTCACCGATGGATGTGATCGCGGGTGGTGTTGCTTTGTCACGGGAGTATTTGCTAACTGCAAAAACTTCTGATGTCAGCAGCGCTGCTCGCGGCACCTCAATAACTGTTGATTCGGCTGCTTACACTGTGCGTGAGAATCGCCCTGTTGATGACGGCCTGTTTTCTGAACTGTTGTTGAGTAAGGACTGATGGCTGACACAAGGCGCGAGCTGATCCTGACTCGTATCAAAAGCAACCTTGACTCAATCTCAGGTGCAACGGTGTATCGCAGCCGCGTTGAACCGCTTGCTCGCGGTGAAGTGCCAGCTGTAATTGTGGAGCCGGTAAATGATCAGCCGACTGACACCAACTTTTTCGACAAGCTTGATTGGTCAATGCGTGTCAGGGTCACAACGCTTGTGCGTGCTGCAGTACCGGATGATTCGTCAGACACATATTCACAACAAGTTCATTCGTTGTTAATGGCAGACCAAACCGTCAACGGCTACGCCCTTGATTTGACGCCTGACCGTACTGACTTTGAACTTTACGAGGCTGATGTGCCTTTGGGAGTTATTAGTCAAGATTTTTTAGTGCGTTATCGTACAAGCAGAACAGACCTGACTTTAGGTTGATCTATGGCTAAACTTGATGGGCAAGTTCCCAATCCTGGTGCGGGTGGCACTTATCTGCTTGATCCCGAAACAGGTGAGCTAAAACTAACTCAAAGCACCACCGCCCAAGAGAACAATGGCACTGACCCGCAAGAAGTTTCTGATCGCAAAGATCGAGTCAACCTACGGGACGGACCCAAGCCCAGCGGGAGGCAGTGACGCTGTCCAGGTCACAAACCTTGAGGTAACGCCGATCGAGTCTGACAACGTTCAGGCCGCAGCATTTCAAGGCTTTATTGGTAACAGCACTCGCGGCACCTTGGTCGCTAACAAGCGCGTCAGCGTGACGTTTGATGTTGAGCTTGCTGGCTCTGGCGCGGCCGGTACCGCTCCTGCCTTTGGCCCTTTGCTTAAGTCCTGCGGGCTGTCTGAGACCATTTCTGCTGGCACTAGCGTTACCTATGCCGGTGTGAGCAGCAGCTTTAGTTCTGCAACTATCTATTGCTTTTACGACGGCACCCGTCACAAGATCACAGGCGCTCGCGGCACGGTCACCTTTAACATGGTTGCAGGTCAGTTCCCTGTTGCCAGTTTTGTGATGACTGGCATCTACAACGCGCCTGATGACACTGCACTGTCAGGATCCTTCACTGTTGCGAATCAAGCCGCAGCGCTTGAGGTGAATGACACTAACGTGACGACCGCCACTTTTCACGGCGTAACGTCTGTGCGTTTGGAAAGCCTTGATTTAGCGTTAAACAACAACACCATCTACAAAGAGACTGCCAGCTCGCAAGAAGTGCTGATTGTTGATCGTAATCCTGGTGGCACTGCCGTGATCGAAGCGCCTGCTGTTGGCACTACGGACTACTTTGCGAAGGCCGTTGGCGTCGCTACCGGCAACACCAGCATCGTTGTTGGAGCTTCTGCTGGCAACATCATGACCTTCACAATGGCGCAGACTGACATTACTAGCGTCGGCTATGGTGATACTAACGGTGTTGTTTCCCTTTCAATGCCGTATCTGGCGTTGCCCAGCACCAGTGGTAACGACGAGTTCTCTCTGGCTTTCACCTAACCATGGCGTTCGTACTTAAAAAGGTCGCTTCTTATAAGTGGCCTATCAGCGTTGATGTACCCGTTGATGGCGGCAAGTTCAAAAAGGAAACTTTCACTGCTGTCTTCAAAAAGATCTCACGTTCAGGCTTCAACGAATTAGTTGAGTCTGGCGATGATGCTTTGATTGATCAAATCATTGAAGGGTGGGAAGGCATCAAGGATGAAGATGGCAACGAGCTTGAATTTAGTGATGAAGCAAAGTCAGCGTTGTTCGATGATCCTTACGTCTTGCGTGCGGTGATTACTGCATACACTGACAGCATTACAGGGTCACCAGCAAAAAACTAGAAGACGCTGCTCGTCACTGGGCATCGGGCGGCGTCACTGATGAACGCGAGGCTGACTTGCGTGCGCTTGGGATGTCAGAAGAAAAGATTGCGGAGCTTGCCTTAGAGCGGGTTCAGCATGATTGCGAAGTGTGGGAAGAAAACTGGGATATTGTGGCGATGTTTTTGCGTATGCAAACGCAGTGGCGAATAGGATTTGGCGGACCCACAGGGTTAGACTATGCACCGCTGGATTGGCTTTGTAGACTGTATGCAGTACAAGACCCTGCTGCTTTGTTTGAAGGTTTGCAGGTAATGGAAGCAGCGGCACTGACCACTTTCAACAAGAAGAAAAGCTAATGGCTAACGTCACTACTGAACTCAAGGTTGTCGTCAGGTCTATTGGCAAAGGTGAGATTGATAAGCTAACTGCGTCTTTGACAAAGCTTGGTCAAAAGGCAGTAAAGCCTGTAAGCAATGAGTTAAAAAATAGTGTTTCTGAGTTAAAAAAATTATCAAGCCAAAGCACTAAAACTACAAATAACGTCAGAGGATTTAGCACCGCCTTTAAGGAGCTTGCAAATAGTCTTGAGTTCGGATCAAAAGAGTTTAAAGAAGCTACTGCAGAAGCAAAAAAACTTGACGCGCAGCTTCAAAAAATGGAAGGCCGTCAAAGGTCGCGCTCTGGAGGTGGCGCAGTCAGGGCGGCTGGTGGTGTTGCCGCAACAGCTCTTGGGGCTAGCGTTTTTGGTGGTGTTGAAGGTTTTGTCGGCGCTTTAGGTGGCGGCATTTTGGGAGGAGTGCCTGGCGCTGCAGCTGGCGCTGTACTTGGAGCAACTGTTGGCAACTTAAGGCAACAAGCTGGTCAAATTGCTGAGATTGTCGCTCAATATAACAGTATGCAAATTGCTTTAGCTGGTGTAAGCGAGTCGCAAGAAGATTACAACAAAAGCCTGCAATCTGTTACTCAATTTTCTAAAGATTTTCTTATTCCCATAGATGATGCTATAAGCCAGTACACAAGGCTTAAAGCAAGCGTTGTTGGTGCAGGAGGAAGCACCGAAGACACCGACAAAGCCTTCAGAGGGATGGCCGCAGCTATTTTGGCGACTGGTGGTAACGTCAACGATTTTAATTCAGCTTTAGTGGCAACAGCACAAGTCTTTTCAAAAGGCAAAGTGTCGGCCGAGGAACTGCGTCAGCAAATTGGCGAGAGATTGCCAGGTGCCTTTACTATTTTTGCTGATTCTATGGGAATTAGTACGCAAGAGCTGGATGAAATGCTTGAAAGAGGTGAAGTGCGTTTGTCTAGCTTTGGTGATTTTACTCAAGATTTATTTGAAAGATATGGCAAAACATCTGCAGTGCTAGGTTCTGCGCCTGAAAAGGCTGGGCAAAGACTGCAGGTTGCGCTAACTTTTGCAGCACTTAAATTTGGTAGTTTTTTCCAAAAGGTCGGTGCAGGCTTTCAAGACTATCTTACTGATTTGGTTAATTTTGCTATAGATAACGAAAAAGCGTTAAAACTTACAGCTGCTAAGTTTTTGGCATTTGGTGAGCAAATTGTTAACACTATAAAAACTGCCGCCAAAAACATGGCTGGCGCATTAAAACCGTTTTTTGATTTTGCTGGACGAGCGCTTTCTGCGATGTTAAGTCGTTTTCAACAAGCTCAGCGGGAAATCGCTGTCAGAGGAATGGGCGTAGATCCTAGAACAATTGGGAGGCAAGTTTTAGAAGGATATAAAGTTGAGCAGGGCATAGGCGGCCCTGGCAATATGTTTTTAAGCATGAAGGACAGGGAAGAAGTAAGAAGGCGATACGTTGAGGCCCTAGGAACATTTTTAGGTGAAACAACATTTCAGCAATTGACTGACAAGTATCTTGATATGTTTGAAGGCTTCACGCCCGATAAGTTTGGCAGTGGGCTGCGTGATACCTCGACTGGCCTTGACGGTGGTGCCGATGGCGGTGGTGCCGCTGCTGTTGAAAAGACTCGCGCTGATATTTCACCGCAAGTATATGAAATTAGCTTGAAAATTATTGCTGCACGCAAGGAAGAAAACGAATTACGCTTGGCTGGATTAGAGGCTGACCTAGCAAGGCAAAAGTTGGCTGAGTCTGACCTGCAGGCACGTGAGAGTGAAATCCAGCTTTTAAATATAAACCTAGCAGAGCAGGAGAATGTTGTAAAAATCTTAGAGGATCGTGCAAACATGCAAGTTGAGTACATTGACCGTGAAGATGAAACGGCAGACGCTGTAGCCTTTACGGAAAAAGCTTTATCTGCTGCTGGCAAACAGATTGCGAAGAATCTAAATGCTCAGAAAGAATTTAATAAAGAAATGACTGAGACAGAAAAGTTGACAGAAAGTATAAAGCAATCAATTGAATCAAATGTTGCAGGTGCAATTGAGGCCGCCATATTTGAAGCGCAGTCGCTGAACGAATCTCTGAGCAATATCTTGCGTCAGGTTGCAAGCCTACTGATTCAATTTGGCACCAAGTCATTGTTCAACGCATTGCCTTTCGCTAACGGTGGCGTTTTCGCGCAAAACGGTGTTGTGCCTTTTGCTCGTGGCGGTGTCGTCAGCAAACCTACGCTGTTTCCGTTTGCCAATGGTGTTGGCCTGATGGGTGAGGCTGGCCCTGAGGCGATTATGCCGTTGCGTCGTGGTCCTAGCGGTCGTCTCGGAGTTGAGGCTTCTGGTGGTGTTGGTAACGTGGTTGTAAACGTCGATGCTTCAGGTTCTGCTGTGCAAGGTGATCAACCCAATGCAAAGGCTCTTGGCTCTGCTATTGGCGCAGCTGTGCAAGCCGAGATAATCAAACAAAAGCGACCTGGAGGGCTTCTTAGCTGATGACTACTTTTCCTAATATCACGCCTGATTTTGGAGCAAGCAAAAAGTCTTCTCCTAAGGTTCGCAGTGTTGAATTTGGCTCTGGTTACTCTCAAAGGGCTGTGTTTGGCATAAATCAAGACCCTAAGGAATGGAGTTTGCGTTGGAGTTATTTGACTTCTACTGATGCTGATACCATCGAGGATTTTTTAGAAGCAAGAGCTGGTGTTGAGGCTTTTAATTGGTCGCCTATAGATGAAAGCTCAACATATAAATGGATTTGTAAGTCATGGTCTAAGGAAATGCCATTTGCAAACGCATTTAACATTAATGCTGTTTTTATTGAGGTATTTGAGCCATGACAGACAACATTCCGCAGTACGTTGAAGACCTTCGTAGTGAAGCGCCGGCGTATTTTGAAGAACTGCAAAAGCTGGAGCCTAGTGCAGTCATTGATCTATTTGAGATACGCCTGACTAAGGCTGTCAATAACGTTGATGAAACCCTGCGTTATCACGCTGGGACAAATGAATTAACAGCGCCGATTGAGTTTAACGGTAACACTTATGTTGCTGCACCAGTTGAAGTATCTGGATTTGAGTCGTCAGCAAAGGGAACTATTGCTCGACCGACACTGAAGGTCGCTAATGCCAATGGTGCAATTAGCTCCTTGATTGTTCAGCAAAATTACAATCCCTTAAAGGCAGAGGTAGTGCGTATTAGGACGTTTAAAAAGTTTTTAGATGCTGCAAACTTTAGTGGTGGCAATGCTACGGCTGATCCTGATGCCAAGACCGAAGAAATTTGGTATATCGACCGTGTAAGCAGCGAGAATCTCCAGTTTGTTGAGTTTGAGCTGACAGCAAAACTTGACATGGCAAATCTTGAGTTGCCACGCCGTAAGGTGACTGAATTTTGCCCTTGGCAATATCGTGGCAAT